CCGCGGCGGCCGCCGCGGCACCACGGTCAACGTCGAGACCGGCCGCAGCTCGCGCGCCGGCGCCTTCAACCCGGTCACCGGCCGCCGCTTCCGCGTCGCAGATGCGAGCCGGATGTCCGAGCGCACCCATCCCGGCACAGCAGCGCAGCCGTTCTTCTACCCCGCGGTCGACGGGGTGATGGAGGAACGCGAGCTGCACCAGGCCGAAACCCTCGAGGGGGACCTGTGACGCCCGAGCTCGCACTCCGGAACCAGATCGGCATGCTGCTGCGCGCCTCGCCGGCGGTGACGGCGCTCGTGGGCAAGAAGATCCGCGACGACGTGCCGAGCGACAAGGAGGCGGACAAGCTGCCGTGGCTCTGCATGGGCCCCATCAGCGTGCGGCGCATCGAGACCGGCGACGCGCCGGCCTGGTCCATCAGCCTGCGCGTGCTCGCCGAGTCCGCCGGCTTCAACCGGGACGAGGTCTGGCAGATCGCCCGGGCCGCCATGCGCGCCATCGACCGTGCCGAGCCTCCGGAGGAGCTGGGCTTCGTCGATCGCATCGCCGTCCAGAGCGCCAACGACGTGATCGACCCCGGCGCCATCAAGACCGTCGCGATCGACGTGTCCTGCACGCTCATCGACGTCGACTGACCCTCACCACCCCGGAGAACACAATGACCCAGGCCGTCCCCTTCGGCGGCAAGGACCTGCGTGTCATGCGCAAGACCTCGCCGAGCGACAACGCCCCGACCTTCCTCTGCACCATCACGACGAAGTCGCTCACCGAGACGGTGGAGTACGACGACGCCACGGTGCCGAACTGCGACAACCCCGACGCGATCGCCGCGCGCCGCTCGATCCCCAAGAGCACCGCCTGGTCGCTGAACGCCTCGGGCATCGCCGACGCCAAGAGCTACAAGGCGCTCCGCGCCGACGCGATCGCCGGCGTCCCGCTGAACCTGCAGATCCTGGTGGCCAAGGCGGCCGCCGGCGGCGGTGGCCACTGGGATGGCGCCGTCTACTTCGAGAACCTCCAGATCCAGAGCGACAGCATGGGCGTGGTGAAGTTCTCGGCGCAGATGCGCGGCGAGGGCGAACTCGCCTGGACGGATGCGGCGGCCTGATGAGCGGCTCCGACACCTCCGCCACCGCGGTCTACGAGGATCTCGGCGGCCAGCGCCGCAAGTTCCAGCTCTCGGTGGGCGCGATCGGCGAGCTGGAGCGCCGGTGCAACGCCGGCATCGGCCTGATCCTGGTGCGGCTCTCCGCCCACCACTTCTACGCCGTCGACGTGCTCGAGCCGATCCGCCTCGGGCTCGTCGGCGGCGGCCTGACGCCAGCCGAGGCGGAGGCGCTCATGCGCTTCAACGTCTTCGAGCGACCGCTCGCCGAGCACATCGGGCTCGCGGCGCGCATCGTCCAGGCGTCGGTCTCCGGAGTGCCGGAGCCGGGAAAATCGACGACGGAGGGGACCAGCGACCCCGCTGCCCCGGCGACCTCTCCGTCTTCTATTCCGCCGGCGGCATGATGGGGCTCTCGCCCCGTCAGGTCGATGCGCTGACGCTGCCGGAGCTGGCAGCGATGTTCGACGGCTTCCGCCGCTTCCACGGCGCGGCCGAGCAACCCGACGAGCCCGACGTGGACGCGTTCTACCAGGCCCTCGCCGAAGCCCAGGCCAACGGCCAAGCCTGACCGACCGGAGCCGCGATGTCCGCACCTATGGTGATCCGCTTCGCGACGGACCATTCCGCCGCGAAGTCGGGCATGCAGGACCTCGCGGCCTCGGTGGTCTCGAGCATGGTGAAGGTGAGCGGTGCCCTCGGCACCGGCATTGAAGCCAACGGCGGCCTGGCCGCGAGCTTCAAGACGCTCTCCGCCAATGTAGCGAACGACGTGTCGAAGGTCGCCTCCGCCGGCGTCGAGGCCGCCAAGGCGAGCAACTACTCCGCCGTCGCCACGGCGGCCGCCGTCACGCGGGCCGCCGGCGAGACGCAGACCGGCATGTTCGCGGCGCGGGCCAGCACGGCCATCGCGACCGAGGGCATCCGGACGAACCTCGGTATCCTCAAGAACGAAGCCGTCGGCACGCTCGGCGTGCTCACCAGCTCGCCCACCTTCACGGGCCTCGTCGGCGCCGCTGCGGTCGTGGGTACGCTCGCCGTCGCCTTTCAGGTCATGGCGGCCACCGCGAAGGCCGCCTCCGAGGCGCTCGAGGAGGTGGCTCGGGTCGGCGACCAGGCGGCGAAGCTGAACGTCTCGACCACGTTCTTTCAGACCTACACGGCGCAGGCTCGAGGGCTGCGGGTCGAAGTCGACGACCTCGTGAAGTCGCTCGACATGGCCAAGCAGGCCTTCACTGTGCGCCTCGGCGGGGGCGCCGACGGTGCGAACGACAGTGCCTTCGGGGCCCGCCTTCGCCAGCACGCCAAGGTCGGCAATGTCTCCGACGACCAGGTCGCGCGCTTCGCCGGCGCACAGGGCACGGAGGCGCAGTTCCGCGTCGCGCTCGACCTCATCGCCGAGCTGCAATCGAAGGGCCGGGACCTCGCCGCCCTCGACCTCGCCAGCAAGATCTTCCCGCCGGCGATCGTCGAGCGCATCCGGTCCGGCGGCATCGAGATCGACCGCCTTCGCAAGACCATTGACGACATCCGCAACCCGGACCTCGTCTTCCTGAAGCCCGAAGAGATCGTCCGCGCGCAGGAGCTGGAGCGTCGGCTGAAGGATGCCCAGGCGATACTCGACAGGGCGGCGAAGGAGTTCAACGCCGAGATGGCCCGCGCCGGCATGGGCTACAAAGAGGACGCGATCGCCTGGAAGGAGCTGATGGCCGGCGGCGCCCGGCTCGCCGTGAGCATCCTGAAGGCGGGCCGCAGCTACCTGGAGCAGCACAACGACACCCGCCCGGCGGTCTACGGTGTCGACTACTTCCGCGCCGAGGACGCGCCCGCGTCCGGCCTTGCGCGAGACCTTGGTAAGCCGAAGGGGCCGACGGCGACCACCGACCCCGAGATGGATGCCGCCCGCAACGCGCTGCGCGCCAACCTGGGCAACCGCACCCTCATCGACCAGGCGCAATCTGCCTCGAACTCGATGACGCACCGGTTCTTCCCGAAGGACCCGTCCAAGGACCCCGACAAGGCGACCCCCAAGAGCCGGAGCGAGAGCTTCGACGCCGTCGAGAGCTTCATCAACGGGCTCGAGCGCACGGCCGCGGCGACGAAAGCTGAGGCGGAAGCCTTCGGGAAGTCGAACGCGGAGAAGGCCGAGGCGATCGCGCTCGCCAAGCTGAAGGAGACGGCCGACCAGCAGGGCATCACGGTCACCGAGGAGCAGATCGCCAAGGTGAAGGCCGCGGCCACCGCGACGGCCGAGTACAAGGATAAGCTCGCCGACCTCGAGCAGGCCCAGCAGCAGGCGGCCGAGGCGTCCCGCGCCTTCGGCAACACCATCGCTTCGAGCCTCGCCGACTCGATCGAGAACGGGAAGTCGCTGGCGGAGGTCTTCAAGAACATCCAGAGCATGTTGCTGCGGGGAAGCCTGCAGGCCCTACTGACCGGCCAGGGGCCACTGGCAGGCATCCTCGGGATGGCGCCGGCTGCCTCGTCCGGCTCGAACAGCGTCGGCGGGCTCGCCGGCCTGGTGAGCGGCATGTTCCGCGCGAACGGCGGCCCCGTCCAGGCGGGCCGGGCCTACACCGTCGGCGAGATGGGCCAGGAAATCTTCGTGCCCAACGCCGACGGCCGCATGGTGCCGATCGCCCGCGGCGGCGCCGGCATGATGGGCGCCGGCGGCGCGCCGATCAACGTCTACAACTACGCCGGCGGCGACGTGCAGGCCCGGCCGGAGCGCCGCAGCGACGGCGGGACCGACTTCATCATCGAGCGCCTGGACAGCGCGCTCGCCGACCGCTGGGGCCGCGGCCAGGGCGACCTGAGCAGCATCTCCCCCGGCGCCCGCCGCCTGCGAGGCTGACATGGCCGTTCCGACCTGGCCCGCCAGCCTGCCGCAGATCCCTCTCGTCCCCGGCGGCTCGAGCACGCCCTGGCAGGCTCCGACCGAGACGGAGATGGAGGAAGGTCCCGCTCGGGCCCGGCGCTCGAGCACGTCGACGTGGACGACGATCGCCTACGCCTACGTGATGACGGCCGCGCAGTTCGCTACCTTCGAGGCCTTCGTCCGCGACACCCTCGGCCACGGCGCCGGCCGGTTCATGATCCCGCGCTGGCGCCCCGGCGCGACGACTCCCCTTCCCCTGAAGCTCGCGCGGATCCCCGGCGGCCTGCCGAGCTGGCGGCCCTCGGGCCCGAACGTGATCGTCACCGTCCCCCTCGCGATCCTGGATTTCTGAATGCCCTCGCTCCAGGAGCAGGCGCGCGACGAGGCCTACGCCTCGGCGCCGATCGGTGCTGAGCCGCGCTCGATGGTCGAGCTGTACGCGACCGGCTTCGACGTCCCGCTGTTCTTCCTCGCCGGCGTCGAGGACGACACGCCGGTCGTGCTCGAGGACGGCACCACTGTCACGGCTCTCGCCTGCGCGTTCCGCTTCACGCCCCCCGGCGCCGACAAGACGGGGCCGACGCCGGCGAAGCTCGGCGTGGACAACGTCTCGGGCAAGATCCTCCCGTACCTGAAGGCCGCCACGGGCGCGATCTCGGTCACGTACCGTGCCTACCTGGGCGACGACTACGGGACCGTCGTCGACTTGATCGAGGGTCTTAAGCTGAAGCGCGCCACGGTGGCGGCCGCCACCGT